ATCTCATTAGAGGTCATGATCTCGTTTCTTGTGAACTTGTCAGCGATTTCCGCGATGTCGTTCACGGGAACGAGCTTAAAGGGGTCTCGGAAGAAGGTGATGGTTTGCCGCTGAGAACGGGCAGTCTGCGTAAGAAACTTGCGATTCATCTCATCGACAATAGCCGAAAGAATCGGCTCGATAGTCCGATTGAAATAATTCAGCATCGTCTTCTCATCCGCTGTGCCATCCATGATGGCCTGCGTAATGCCAAGCTGGCTGAAGAACATTCCAATCAGATACTCGATCTGCTTCATCAGATTGTTCTCGACGGGGCGATTGAGCTGCGTGATATGCTCGGTACCGTCCGTGTACGCAATGCCATATTTCCCCTCGGAAAGCTGCTTCTCGATGTCTTTCCGGCGCTTCTCGGCCTGCTCTCTGCGGGCTTCAGTTTTGATGATGTAGGGGAGCTGAATGATCAGATCGAGCTTTCCACTACTGGTCTGTTCATCAACGACATCCAGTAGATTCAGCTTCCTGGTCAGGCGCTGATAGATGGAATTCGGCTCGTTCATCACGGCATACATCGGGTTTTCAATAAGAGGCACAGTCGACTTGGGGATGACGATATTCTGCCTCCGACCGATGTTCTCATTGTAGACCTCAACCTTCACATGTCGCGGATACCATTCCACAACTCTTCCTGTACGAAGCGTGTAGATCTTGAAGTTTCCGGAATCTTCCGGCTCGTCATCCGCGTCTGTTGGAACGGCGGCAACACATCCTTCATCGAGCATGCTCGCTACGAGATCCTGAATAAAGGCTCTTCCGGTCTGGTCGATGTTGGCCTCGATCGTAAGACAGTTGTTGAGGTCTGAATCGATGGTTTCCTTATACCTGCCATTTTCGTCGAGTCGCACATGGCGAATACTCATTGCTGCCGCATCCATGGCAATTCGATTGTAAACAGCGGTAACGATAGAACGCTCGTTTCCTCTGGAATACCTCATGCGATCCGGCCGGTATCCATACGATGGGCCGATGTTATAACCGATGGTGGGGTCCTTGTTCTTGAATGTGTTCCAGGCGCGTTTGAGCCTGTCCATCAAAGCCATTTCTGTTTCCTCCTATATCTGTGAATTGGGAAATAAACATAAAAAAAAGACCGCAGGTGTTTGCCTACGGTCAGAAATAGGGGATTGGTCAGAGCTTGGTCATCTGATCCTTTTTACAGTCGTACAGCGGGCGCTCTCCGGGATAAGCATCCGGATCGTCGACATGACCCTTTTTATCACTCTGAACTGTATAGATGGTTATCCCATTGTCATCGTAGATGTCTACGATATCACCTGTCACGCCCTTATCATTGATGCGGACGTGGTCAAACAGCTGAAAGGCCATATCAATCCTCCTTCAATCGTCTATCGACGTAAGCTGTGATGAACCGCGGAATTTCTTCCGGTCCATCCTTTTGCCATACGGTTCGGAAGAGACTTTGATTCGTAACTCCGAGTCGCATTGGAATGCTGAATCTTTCTCCGTTCTTACCTTTCGGCTGAGAATCGATCTTCTTCGATAAATCGAAATTGGATTCAATGTCCCGGAACAGTCGATCGGCATCAGTTGGTTTATACCCAACGTCAAAGAACTCTTTGGCGTGCTCTGTTCCCTCTTTTAGGCAATAGGAACTGAATTTCCGCTGATCTGCGGTAAACCCCTTCGAGCTATGATACACGCCATCTATTATTTTAGCAGCTTCTTCAGCTTTTTCAACCTTGGATTTGGTTGTATGGCCAAGCTGCTCAGGTGTTCGGCGAACGCCCCACTTCATGCCTTTGACACCATGATGACAGAGGACGCCGCCCAAGTAATGCTCGTAAATCATTCTCAGTTAAACGCCTCCCGATTGATTTTGTAGGCCACATATCCGTCCAGCATGGCGGCGACGGCATCGATTTTCTGCTCGTACCGTTTCTTGAGGAGCTTCCGATTTCCGTTTGTGTCCTCAAGCGCGATACAGTTGCCCATGGCAAATGTCATCAGCGTCTCGTCGAAAATCAACATCCTTTCTTCAGACAGCTTTTTCAACTCGCCCAGCGGTACGGATTCTGTTCTGGCACCCTGAATGACTTTCTCGATACCATAACTGCCATTTTCATTGGCCCACCTGGCAACAAAGTCTTTGGCGTTATAGGGATCGTAGCCAAAGGCGCGAACATCGTATTCGTTCTCCGTGATGTAGTTATCCAAATCGTCATAGACCTGCATCATGTCAAGCACGGTACAATCCATGAAAACGAGACTGCCTTCCCGAATGAATTCTTCATACTTGGAATGCATTGCGGCAGGAAGTTTGTCGAATGTAAGCTGAGAAATGTAGTTGCGAGTCTTTATGCCAAAGCTCCCGTCTCCAAGGGGAAACAAAAAGGTGAAAGCACAGAAGTCGTCACCCTGCGAAAGATCAGCCCCAAGGGCGCAAGGCATCCTCCAGAAATCATGGTGGCCTTCATGCACCTGGATCTCCTCATAGGAGAAGAAATAGGTATAGCCTTCCATGGGAATGCCGAATCGCTTAGCGAGCGTATCATTGCGCTCATGAGGCGATTTCTCAATGTTATCGACATCGCGCTGATAGGTCTCGTAGCTTACGGTTTTTCCGAGATTCGGATTGGCCTTCAACCACATTTCTGGATGGGCGACTTCATCGATAGAGTCCAGCTTGTAATACCAGATGCTGACCCAAGGCTGATCCAGTTCTCCGCGAAGAATCTTCATCAGCTGCATTTTGATGGTATCGCCGATCGCATTGCGAACGGTCCCTTCAGAGCTGATGGCAACGATCAGATAATCGTCGATCTTGGACGAACCTTGCTCGATTGCACCGATTACATTCTCACGAACGTCACAGGACAGCCATTCGTCGATCGTAGCGATCTTGGTTCTCATAGATTGCAGCTTGTCAATGGACATTGGCACAGTTTCGATCCGGCTGCCGGTCAGGAAATTCTCGATGCCCTTTTTGGTGCTGGCGAGCTTAACCCTCATGGCGCGGGAACCCGTGGTGTTCTGTAAACTGCCTTCTGTGAGAAACTTGAATAGCGGCCCTCTGGCCCTTGTGATGGATGTGCGAATCGGGGAAAGTGTTTCTTCAGCCTGACGCATAGTAAACGCCGTAGCGATCTGATGCGTGGTGCTGGTATCGATGTTCAGAAAGTAGCTCTGAATATTACTGGCGTACATCGTCTTCGCCGCGCCTCTGGCAACGATCAGAAACTGCTTGTTGCACAGCCGCTTCTTGATGATTTTACGCCTGTACCGTATTCTTCCATCATCTGTGGTAACGGGAACCCGCTGTTCCACAAAGTAATACCAGCCGAAGATGTCTTCCGCCCATAACTTGAAGCTGTCGAGCAATTCAAGATCGGAACCGTCCGTCAGAGTAAGCTCCTCTTCACAGTACGCGATAAAACCCTCGACAGCCTTGTCATCATAGTAGTACATAGGATCGGCAATCCTGGCGTCAATCCTGTTCATCTGCAACTCAATCGGCTCACAAACTGGAATTTGTCCCGCGACTACGGCATCTCGAAACATGCCGTAGTATCTGGGAACGGCTGTATTCGATAACGCCATAAATCACCACTCGCTTTAGGACCTGCCAAACCAACCGGAAATGGTGTTCCAGTTATTCTTGAGGGTGATGGCAGTCGTGGAAGCTGTAGCAATGGTTCCGGCGACCTTCAGCGAGGAAGTCAGAATCTTGCGGCCGCGCTCAACTCTGGACGGATTCATCTGAGAATACTGTTTCTCCATGTTCAGGCGATTCAGACGGGAACGTAGTTCAGCGTCGCTCATCTTCTTCACGCTCTTGCTGTCATGGGCTCTCTTGTAGTCTTCATGGGAATCGTCTTTCTTGGGAGACTTGCCGCCGGTCCTGTGGCCGAGCTGCTCCGGAGTGCGCCGGACACCCCACTTCATGCCTATAATACCATAGTGCCAGATTTCTTCCGCCATCGGAAGCACGCTCCTTTCATTAGGGCACAAAAAAAAGACCGGCCTACCAGATAAGGTAAGCCGATCAAAGTGGCTTTGGTTACGGAGCCCAAGCGGGTTGGGAAGCCTGCTGGACATTTGCAGTACCATTGATGATTCGAAGAATCATGCCTTCCTGCAAATCAAGCTGGGTACTTTCGCCGACATTGAATCGATCAAACATCGTTCGCTTATTGCTGTCATAGGCTTCCTGAGATTCGTAAATCTCATAGAAGAAATCGAAGTTTCCTTCGTCATGACGATCTTCAATGCAAGTGAACAGGTAATACCCAGGGACGATGTCCTTGCCAACAGTATAAACCCCTTGGAAAATGCTGTCCTCATCAAGCCTGCACTGGATCTTATCCTGAATCATGGAATCCAGTTGCTCATGAAGAGCAAGCATAGCATCCAAATCCATTCCGCTGATGTCGATCTCCTCTGCCATAACCGGGGCGGAGAGGAGCAGCATGGTTAGTACCAAAGCAATCAATTTTTTCATCGATCATTTCCTCCTAAAAATTGCCTTCAGTAGAAAACTGAGTATTGAAAACGGAAGTTTGATAATCCACCAAATAGCCTTGAAAGGGAATAGCAGGAGCTTCACAAACAGATAGTCAGAATAACTATCGTAGGTTCGAGAAGATCGAAATACTTTTCCGTTTCTTAGTCGTCTGGTACGAACTACACGAACCCCCACCGCCAATACCTCCACATCAGCAATCTATGGCAATAGCTTTGTGTATTATACCATATACCCCCACCCCGCGAGTTAAATTTTTGTTACGAATTGTAGCGGAAAAGTCAACTTTCAGATGCGATGCTCTCGGCAGCGACATTGATTCGCCATTCGTAACGGTTGGCTTCCCGATTGATTGAATCGAGAACAGCCGAAACGCTCGGAGGATCAAACAACAGACGGACCTTGAGATAGACGTAAGTCGGCACGAGGTTCAAAAGTCTTTCATCTGTAATGAAGTCGCTCCATTTGGCATTCTTATCCTCGATGGAGAAGCCTTCATCAGGACCGACACCAAGCTGGTTCAATGTTGCGAGGACAGAATTGATGTGAATGATGAGATCAGGATCGAAATGCTCATAGTCCTCTTCGGGACCGAGCATCTTTTTCACAGAAGTGAGAATGCTGTCGTCCATAGCCTACCCCTTTCTGCGGTATTCGTTGAGCGCCTTCTGGAAAGCCTCGGTATCGGCGTATCCACAGGAATGAAACTCGGGGCAGAAGCCGCGATAGATGCACTCAGGCACCATAACCGATCCGAGAACAGGGTCGACACTTGCTACTTTCTCCTTGACTTCTTTCCATGCCTCACGGGTCTCCGGAGAAGCCTGGCTGCACAGTCTTCGACGACTAATGAAGATCAACGCCTGAGCATTCGCTTCACACTCATGCAGAACTGGCGTGTCTTGTGGACTTTTATCTCGATTGACACCGGTGCGATCTGAACGTTGGGTTGAAACCCAGTGTTCGATGCCATGCTTATGGCGCACAAAGTGAACAGAGACCCAACTCTTCAACCTCTCCCATCTCCAGGAGAAGCGAATCCTGCGAATCGGACTGTGCTCGGCAAGGAGGATCGTCTTCTTCCACGAATCAGACGGATAAGCGCCTTCGCCTTCCTTGCTGATGGTCGTCCTTGCGGAACGTTTGACTTTGGGCCACACGTCGATATATTCCGTCCAGTTAATCATGCGATCATACTCTCCTTTCCGCTTTCTTCCATGGACAGGTGTCGTAAGGCGTTCGCTCTATCGGCTCAGCGACCAACAGAGACGAATCGCCGTAGTGAATAGCGTTATGTGTTTCATGGGTTGTACAAATCAGATACTCCGGATCAGTCAGGTACTCGGTGTAATCCCTGATGTCTCTAACAGTAATAGGATTCATGTGGTGGATATAGATTCTCCCATGGATCGTAAAACCCTTAAGACCGAGATCACAGCCAAGATCGCGCGTAATAATGTAATCACGAATCGATCTCCATTCATCTGAATGGTAGAACTGTTGATTCAAATATCGATCAAACCCAAATGTCTCCCTGCCAACGCTTCCTCCAAGCCGAAGATACTCATAGCGGGCCATAAAGGTTGGAATCCGCGTCAACTCGGAATAGGTCCTAATAATCGTCGGCGTATTCATCCTCGTCATCATGTCCACTATACCTCTTCATGGCATTAAGTGCATTGGTATAAAGCTCCTCAATTCTCGCCTGAGACTGGATCTGTTGACGCTTTGCCTCCATCAATTCCAGCTGCTTCTCAGCGAGCTTTCTTTCGGTCCGCTCCTTCTCAGTTGCGAGCTTGAGAAAATGGGTCGTCTCTTGGGAAGAAGCGGTACCGTCGCGCAAACGCTGCTCCACAAGATCCATTGCAAGAGAAATCATCTGACCCTCACGGGCCTCTGGAGTAAGAGCGGGCCGCATCTTTGGCAGAGTCGGGGAGGACACCGCCACTTTTGGTCTTCTTCCCATGACAAGGTCCTCCTTTTTAGAAACTTTCATGCTGCTAAAAAGAACATACGAAGCAGTTTTCACTCATTGTCGAAAGGAGAAAATGAAGAAAAACCAAAGAACAAAGGAGGGAAATCGCCATGAAGAAGCCGTACTACCCCGTATGCTCGTTTTAGCAGCACGATGAAGCAAGACACAATGAAAAACACCTATGAAAAATCCCGCCGGAGATTTTTCACGGAGCCGGGCGATGCAGGAAGGGGGGTGCTTTTTTCAGACCCCTCCCTATGCCTTAATCATTCACTATGCGGTCTGTTTCTTTCCGTTTTTGTATATTTTCTTGTAGATATTTCTGAAATCGAATTTGATAATCTCATCGATCGCCGAGTTGACAGCCTGATTATTCTCTTCTTCAGTCAGTTCGTCGCTGGTTCTGGCGATTCGAGCCAAGTAAGCGCAGGAATTATAGCCTTTTTCCATATCGAACAGCAGCCATTTATCGAACTGAGTGAACGGATCGTAAGGATTATCGAAGGTTGTCAGCATACACGCTTCACTTGCCATCTCGTTCACTCCTTTCAATTACCGTATTTCGACACAGTCGAAGGCGAAACGCCAAGCGCAGACGCAATTTCCGCCGTTGTATAGCCAGAAGCCTTCATTGCGCGAATTCTCGCCTGTTTTCCGCTGGAAAGCGAGTTCATCGAA